GATCCAAGAGTATATCTTAGAGTCAGTGTGCACTTACCACACATTGTAGATATTGTAAAAGAATTTAATCACCCTAAGGTATTGGTCACCGAACACCATACTGGACAGGATAGGTGGTTCAATAGTATAAAGAAGAGAGATGGTAAAGTATATCCTTACAACCAAAACAAACCTGCGAAGAGTTTCAAAGTTTGTTCATGTCCTAACACTCAACTATACAATGGTAAACTATGGAAGTGTCCTAACACTGCCTTCCTAAGAGAACTATTGTCAGTTACAGAGCAGGAAGATGCAGATGAGTGGCAGGAATATATTGTAGATGGTCTGCCAGTAGATTGTTCTGATGAGGAGTTGACAAAGTTCTGTACAAGGAGTACACTACCTGAAAGAGTATGCAACATGTGTACTTCTAAACCTCTTCATTTCAGTGCTGCTATTCAAGAACAGACTAAACGAAAGGTAATTTATACCTATAAATAAAACACTTGCAGAAACACATGCCAACATACCCTCTAAAAAATTTGAAGACAGGAGAAACTAAAGAGTTATCCATGTCAATGAAAGAATATGATGAATGGAGAAAAGATAATCCTGATTGGGATAAAGATTGGTCTAAGGGTGCAGCAGGTACAGTAAGTGGAACAGGAGATGCGTACAGTAGAACAGATGGTGGATGGAACGAGGTGCTGTCAAAGGTAGCACAAGTACCAGGATCAAAAGTAAAACCACAGAAAACAGTACACTTCTAATGCCAGCAAGAAGAAAGAAAATGTCAACCAGTGTGGGTGCTGGTATGACAGCAAAGCAATTACGTAGGAAGAAACCATATAACTCTGACATGATGGTTCCTATCGAACCTATCACACCTAATCAGAGAACTGCTTTCGCTCACTATAATGAGGGCAAGAACCTATTCCTTTACGGTGCAGCAGGTACAGGTAAGACATTCATCACTCTCTACATGGCACTGAAGCAGGTGCTAGATCCTTTGACACCATACAATAAGGTAGTCTTAGTACGATCACTTGTGTCAACCAGAGAGATAGGTTTCTTACCTGGTGATCACGAGGACAAGTCAGCACTATACCAGATACCATACAAGAATATGGTCAAGTATATGTTTGAGTTGGCAACGGACAATGACTTTGAAATGTTGTGGGGTAATCTCAAAGCACAGGAGAGTGTGACCTTCTGGTCTACATCTTTCATCAGAGGAACAACACTTGATGCTTCTATTGTTATAGTAGATGAGTCACAGAACTTGAATTTTCATGAGTTAGATAGTATAATAACAAGAGTAGGTGAAGACACTAAGATTATGTTCTGTGGAGACGCAGCACAGACCGACCTCATTAAAACTAATGAGAAGAATGGTATCCTAGACTTTCAAAAGATCATCTCAATGATGCCTGAGTTTGCACAAGTTGAGTTTGGTGTTGATGATATAGTCAGGTCTGGTTTAGTCAAGAGTTATATCACCAGTAAACACACCTTAGGTTTGTAATGTTCACTCACATTGAATGCGAACTGCCTAAACTAAAGAGGCAGAATATAGATGGTGCTAGGTATTACACTGTCAATGGTAGACCGATGGTCTCGATCACTTCAGTCACCTCACATTGGAATAAACATATCTTTGTTGACTGGAGGAAGAGGATAGGTGAAGCAGAAGCAAACAGAATCACAAAACGTGCAACCTCCAGAGGTACTGCTACACATAGTTTAATAGAGAATCATTTACTCAACAAGGATGTAGAGTTTGATAAACCTAGTCCTAAGATGTTGTTCTTGCAAGCGAAGGAAACTCTAAAAAATATAAATAATATATACGCTCTTGAGGAAAGTCTTTACAGTGAAGAGTTAGGTGTTGCCGGTACTGTCGACTGCATCGCTGAATATAATGGAGAGTTATCAATAATAGATTTCAAGACAGCAGAGAAACCTAAACCTAGGGATTGGATAGAGAACTATTTTGTACAGGCAGCAGCGTATGCTTGTATGTTTTTTGAACGAACAGGTATACCTGTAAAGAAACTTGTCATTATTATGACATGTGAGAACGGAGAGGTGACAGTCTACGAAGAGTATGATAAAATAAAGTATATGAAAAAACTAGTCCTTTACATTCAAAAATTTGTCGAAGAAAAAATCAATGAGTGCCAAAACTAAGATGCGTGAGATCTTGAAGAACAGATTGCTCTGTCAAGATAAATTTACTAATGACATTGAAAACTTAGTTAGTAATAATGATTCAATGAATTACATTGAAGCAATCTGTCATTACTGTGACGAGAATAATATAGAGGTGGAGTCTGTCTCCAAACTCATCACTAAACCTTTGAAAGAAAAACTCAGAGGGAATGCTACTGACCTAAATTATCTAAAGAGAACATCAAAGGCAAAATTCTTTAGCATCTAATGAAGATCAAGGAGTGGACGTTTGGAAAGATCCACAACCAACTACCTGAGGATAGACTTAGAGAGATAGCGAAGAGTGTTGATTATGTAAGGGAGCAAAGAGGTTTTTGGATAAGTAATTTTAGACAGTGTACAGAGGAAGAGATCAAACAACTAGAGGAGGAGCGTCCTACCACTAGGTTACTCAGTATACATGTCATCAATGGATGTAACTTAGCATGCAGAGCATGTAATCATAACAGTAGTTTACTAGGTGTAGATAGTAGAGTAGATATAGATGCACTCAAGAAGGACATAGAAAATATACTACCAAAGATATATGTGTGGAGTCACATCAGTATCATAGGTGGCGAACCATTACTCGAACCCAGAACTAAAGAAGTTGTTACTGTAACAAGAGAAGTAGCAGAAGCAACAGGTCAGAAATGTAATATAAAACTATTCAGTAATGGATCAAGACTTCTACAGGAGAAGGAGTGGATTGCAGATGAGATGTTGAAGGGAGTAGTGTTCAGACTTACCTTTCATAAACCATGGTACACACCACTAGGATCTGTCAACTGGGAGAACGCAGCAAAGTTTGTGAGATATCTCAAGTCTAGAGGTGTGGACACAGAGAATCTACTAGAGTTTAGTGAAGCATTTAGATTACTAGATGGTAAACCTAGACAGTGGTTTGATATTGTCAAGTATGAAATCAATGATGATAGTATAAAGTATTATCCCTTCGAGGAGGGTGATCCTGTAGAGAGTTTCAAACACTGCTCATGTCCTAACAGTCAGTTATATAATGGACACCTATGGAAGTGTCCTATGATATCATATCTCAGAGAATCATTGGCAGCAACAGATCAGATAGATGATCCAGCATGGAAGAAGTATCTCGACTACAAACCTACCAGTATCGATGCATCACTAGATGATATCAAAGAATCATTTGATGAAGTGTTGAAACCTCATGACATTTGTACGATGTGTCCACGTAATCCTGTATGGTTTACTGCAACTCAGCAATTAGATGCTAGAATGAAGAAAAACGTACCGATGTATGCTGAAGAGACCTATGACACCGTTTGATACTTACAAAGAGTATCTTGCATTCAAGAACCATTTTACTAGAGAGAAGTATGATTACCATAAGTATGGTGGTAGATCGAAAGCAAAGATAGAATCATTCTACAAGAGGAAGGATCGATATTTCTTTGAGAAAACATCAAGGAAGTACAAGGACAGTGAGATACATAATTTCTTTCTTGCTAACTTCGTAGCAACAGATAACCCTGAGGGTGTGTGGATAGGAAACATAATAAGATCAGGAGAGGTAGTATATAAAGATTGGATGAGGAGATCAGAGAGTATGTTCTATGACTTCAAGTCTCAAACTAATACACTACTTGATACACATGAGATTGATCAATTATTTGACACCTCTGAGGGTCATCCACCATTACTAAAGGAACATCTAGCAGGTAGGTTTAGTGTAGAGAACATGTGTATCTTTGAAAAGTTATTCAAGTACTGTGATCAGTTTGATAAAGATCTAGATGACCCTGTATGGAGGGCAATAGGTATGAAGATAAGAAAGTACTTACCCTTCATGAAGATAGACAGAGAGAAGTATAAGAAATTCATACTCAATGTCTAGTTGTATTACATGTATAAAAATAGGAGACAAGTTTGACTCACAATATGTGAACAAACTTTATAATATGGTGCGTCTACAAACTGATGCACCTTTTTATTGCTTTACAGATAACCCTACAGATATAAACCCCGATGTTATTGTTGTTGATATAGATGTTAGTGAGTATAAGTCATGGGATAATTGGTGGGCAGCATGGTGGAAGATAGAGATGTTTGTACATCCAATATTGTTATCGTATGATAGAAAGATATTCTTTGATCTAGATGTGATAATTCATGGTGATATATCTCAAGTGCTGGATCATGATGCACAATTTGCATTAGTATACTCTACATGGAAGGGAGTACCATTCAAGATAAAATACCCTAACAAGTCATTGTATAACTCAAGTGTCATAGTGTGGAAGGATGCATCTAATGTGTACAATCATTACATGAAGTCACCACAGCAATTTGTTTCAAAGTATGCAGGTACAGATGACTTTTATCACAATGAAAAGATAAAGAGGACTGCACTACCGCATATAATATACTCCTATCGTGACGGAGAAAAACCTAATCAGTATAATAGTTTTGAGTTTAGAAAACACAAGTCAATAGCACTACTACATCAGGAACCTAAGAACCACATGCTTGACAAACACACCCACCCGATAGTAGAATGGTGGATATAAATATTTGAAAAAGATAAGTGATGGCAGAGTTCTTCCAGTCAGACACAGTAAGAAAAGAGATGCGAGACATCTATGAGATGCAGAAAGAATTGTACGATGTCATACTAAAGTTTCCATACATGAGTCAAGAAGCAAAGTGGGAACACATAGAGACATTGAAAGAACTATTAGAGAAGCAACAGATCATGTGGACTAGGATGGCATTGTCTGATGATCCAGAAGCAATGAAGATGAAGGAAAGATTGATAGCACAGATAGAAATACTAGGGTTCGGTAGCACAGACATGGGAACTATATTTTCTAACATGAAAGATACCCTAGATAAGATGCAGTCGCAGTTGAAGCAATGAATGATGATGAAGTAGCAGACATGATGTTGCAAGAGTGCTTGCACAATGCAGGTATCAGTAGTGAGTCACCTTTCAATCCTCCGATAGAGTTAGCAGACATAGATGATATGTACGCTCATCATTTCCGAAACTATGAAGTTTGAATTTGAGCACACATGGGGTGGCAAGGATAACTGGTATACTAAATCTAAGAGATGGGCAAAGAAAAAATCTCCCTTCATATCACACCTAATTTTAGGTTTGATAGAGTGGTTGTATTCTAAATGGATTGATGCTAAAATAGAGAATACAATGAGAGATGTCGACGCTCAAACAAAACAAATACTGGAGGATTGGGATGAACCAAAACGACAACCCCTTATCGTGGAGAGAGGAGTATTTGGAGATGAAGGCTGGTCTATCGAAATTACAAATCCAATTGTTGAAAGAGGGTCCTCATCAACTGGCACAATCGTGGTTCCTCCAAGCGATGTACAACGATTACAAGAAGATGAAGGGGATCAAGGAACCACCAGTAGGTAAAGGGTATCAGACCTCATTGAAAGAGTGGTTTAAGAGGGTTGACAAGGCATAAATAGTATACTATACTAAACTTGCGTATGCAGGGTGTTAATCCAACAATCCATTCAATACGACGAATACTACGAGTCAAACTTATGACATTTGCAAATCTAAAAAAACAATCTCGCTTGGGAAATCTTACTTCTAAGTTGACCAAAGAGATAGAGAAAATGAATACCACTGGTTCATCTACTGCGGATGAACGTCTGTGGAAATTAGAAGTAGACAAGGCAGGAAATGGTTACGCTGTCATCAGGTTCTTACCTGCACCTGACGGAGAAGAACTACCATGGGCAAAGGTATGGTCACATGCTTTTCAAGGACCTGGTGGTTGGTACATAGAGAACAGTCTTACTACTCTTGGTGGTAAAGATCCAGTATCAGAGTACAACAGACTATTATGGAACAGTGGTAACGATGCAGACAAAGATCTTGCACGTAAGCAGAAGAGAAAACTTACTTACATTGCAAACATCTATGTTGTAAAAGACCCTACCAATCCACACAACGAAGGTAAAACATTCTTATACAAATTTGGTAAGAAGATCTTTGACAAGATCACAGCAGCAATGCAACCTGAGTTTGAGGATGAAGAAGCAATCGATCCATTCGATTTCTGGCAGGGTGCTAACTTCAAGTTGAAAGCAAAGAACGTAGCAGGATACAGAAACTATGATAGTTCTGAGTTCGCTGCACCATCTGCTATACTTGATGATGACGATGCACTAGAAACATTGTGGAAGAAAGAGTACTCACTCAAAGAATTCACAGATGCTTCTGAGTTCAAATCATATGCTGATCTTGAGAAGAGATTGAATGCAGTCTTGAATCAATCACGTCCTACGGTAGCACCTGAGGTTGCTGACGAAGAGGAAGAGATTGTAACTGCAACACCAGAACCTGTTGTTGCATCTGCACCAGCATCAGTGAATGAAGATGATGATGCACTAAGTTACTTTCAGAAACTAGCTGAAGAGTAAGTGGAAATAAAGTCCTTCAAGGAACTTATCGGAATCTGGGATGGTAAACTCACCGTCCTAGATTCTTCTTTTAATGAGATAAAAAAGTTATATGATAGTGATCCTGAGTCAGATGGATACTCTAACATAAATGGATGGCAGAAGACTGGTTTGCATAAGATGCCACAGTTTGATCCATTGAAAAAAATGATCATCAATAGATGTTATGATTACTTGGCAGAGCATAATATAGAAAGACCAACAGGACTAGAATGTGTACATCTATTTGCTAACATAAACCCTAAAGGTGCATCAAATAGTATGCATCATCATACTTACGGTCAGATCAGTGGAGTGTATTGGTTGAAAGCACCACTGAATAGTGGTGATTTAATTATCATGAGTCCATTTACAAACAGATACCTCAATACATCTCTTGTTCCTAAGTCAGTATCCACTACTGCTAACAAGTATATGGACTACAATGCACTGGTATTGAAACCAAGAGCAAACAAAGGTGCGTTTTTCAACAGTAATCTTATGCACTACGTTGACATCAACAGGTCGAGCAAGGACAGAGTGTCTGTTGCTTTTCACATCTTAGTTCATGGCTGACCAAAATCGACTTTTCATTTACAAAATCGGGCAAAAAAAATTCAGGCAATTTTTTGCTCCTTAAGGTTTTTTATGATACAGACAGTAAATCAACATTGGGATCCTTTGAGAGTTTGTGCGGTAGGTCGTTCTTATCCACCAGAGTTTTATGAGAGAATAACCAATATACGGGTTAGAACTGCAATGGAGAAAATAGCAGTTGAGACCGAAGAAGACTATCAAAAGCTAATAAGCAAATTAGAGTCATTTGGAGTAAAAGTACTAAGAACTGATATTAGCAAGAATTTTGATGATCATTGGCCAGGTGGTGAAAAACCAGCACCAGCACCAATGACTCCTAGAGACCATACTGCTGCTGTTGGTGGTAGGTTTTTTATGCCTTCTGATAGGTATGGGGACAATATTGATGTGGAGACAATTTATAATGCGATTTTATCTAAACCTTTGAAGGATGTCAACACACCTAAATTTAGGATGATATCTTCAATGATAGAGGATACTCTTGATCCTAATAACTTGTCCACTGGAGGATCTGTGCTGAGATTTAGATCTAAAGATGTTTATAAAAGACGTAGATATGCATTTAGTGCACTTGACGTAAAAGAGATAAAACATAAGATTTTACAGGCAGAGACATTGACCATAGGTAAGGCAGGGTATTGGCCGATGAATAAACAGTATTATTCTTTCAAATCTATAGAAGATTGGTTGAAAGAGAATAATATACCAATCGTATATGATGAATATATCAATTGTGGCGTAATGACGAGAATGGGTAAAGATCTATATTTTGGATATGGTAATATAATTAATAAAATCAATGAAGATAGGTTTTATGATAAAATGAGTCGTCTCTTTCCAGATCATAGAACACATTTTCTTCATCAAAATGGACATACTGATGGATGCTTCACAGTTGTCAAACCAGGTCTGATTATCACATTGAGAGATATACAAAATTACGAAAAAACATTTCCTGGATGGGATGTGGTAACAATACCTGGTGAGTCATGGGATAAAATCAGTGATTTTCAGAAAATGAAGGATGTCAATAAAGGTAAATGGTGGGTTGAGGGCGAACAGGATAATGAAGATCTAGCAGATTATGTCAATAGTTGGTTAGATCACTGGACAACATTTGCTCAAGAATCCGTATTTGACACAAATATGTTGGTGATAGACGAAAAGAATGTTTGTGTTGTATCTGAAAATCCAATTGTTTTCAAGGCATTTGAAAAACATGGAATTACACCACATGTGATAAATTTCCGTCATAGGTATTTTTGGGATGGAGGTTTACATTGTATGACTTCAGATATAGTTAGAGAAGGTAAACAAGTCGACTATTTTCCCGAACGTGGATCACAGTCTGTAGTTAAGTTTTGGCCACATTACTAATGGATAACATTATTATCATAGAAGAGAATATTGACGTAAAACCGTTTTTAGAAGAAATGGACTTAGATGACTGGGATTGGGTATCTAAGCAAAAAGGTAATAATATAGGTGGTAATAAAAACCCATATGGGTTCTTACCGTTAGTTTGGGCAAAAGTCAGAAAAGGTGAAGATCCGCATGATGCCTTGGGTCAAGGTAAAACTGCATTATACGATAAGTACAAAAATGTCCAAAAATTTTGGGAAAGACATAATATAACACAAACGGGTCGTGCAGCCTTTTTTCGGCTGAAACCAGGTAACAGTGTGGGAACACATGTTGATAGGGGGTTATATTATAAAGAGAAGGACAGATACCACTTATCGTTACAAGGGACGTATTTGTACACGGTAGGTAATCAGCAAATGTGTGTTGCCCCAGGCACGTTTTTCTGGTTTAACAATAAAATCCCCCACGGTGCGATAAACGTAGGGGATGTTGATAGGTATACTTTAGTTTGGGACGTTCCTCATAATAAGAACAATCCACATCATTTAGCGTGGAGAAAGAATTCTTAGATTACTACCTTTTTTGAGTTTTCTGTTGACATATTGACTACTATCGGTATATGACAATATCTCTCTCATATCTTGTTTTATGACTTCTAGGTATCTTGGTTTTAGGATGTGAATAGACCTTTTTGCGTCATTCTTTTTTTCTTCATATTGAAGCACAGTAACAGATGTGCTGCCAGTTTGTGTGTATTCAGTTCCACCACCCTCAGACCATGTGAACGAGTGATTGGCATCAACCGCCAATCCTGCTTGTTGTAATAACTTACCAGTACTATCTCTAACTTCTTTTGATTCATAATGATGAATTTGTGATAATACAGTTTTTGAGTATTTTAAGTCAAGATAACGTTTGAAACTATATTGATCCATCGGCCATTCATCTCTAACATTGATTATGTTGTTAGAAATGAGTATCACCCAATCTAATTTTGAATTGTTATAAACCTTGAATGCCACATTATCAGGTCGGTCTTCTCCAACGATACTAAACTTATCAAATGCAGCAACATCTCTAAAAACATCATCTCTAATTTTACCCCTTTTGAAGATATTCCTAGATTCAACGTAATCATAAGAAGACCTTCTATTGTCAGTAAAAGAAGGAAGTGCTATTTTTGGAAAATTAGTAAAATATGCCATTAGAATCCAATATCGTATTTGTTCATTTCATTGCTTCCTTGAAGGATACCACCTTCACCAGAATCGTTAGCAAGATCAAGGAGACTGTTATTTTTGATTTCACCTTCTTCTGCATCAAGATAATTCATGTTGTAATCTTCAGCGAATAGTGGTGTCAACTCAGTAAACGCTAATTCCATGACTGATCTAACAGGGTTAGATACTGCTCTATCATCAGAATATGACTGATAAACGTTCTCAGGTGTAAAGTTTATAGAACACTGAGTAAGAGCACATATCTTATGTATGGGCAAACCCCTTATTCTATTAGTTCCATTGAAATATCCAATTCTATAGACATGAGGAGATCCAATAAACACACTTGATGTTCCATCTTTACTACCATAACCAGTTGGTAACATACCTTGCTTGAATATTCTCATTATCAATCTTGAGTTTCTAGCATCTACCTCATCATTTGGTGCAAAATCAAATCTAAAGGTAAAGTTCCTTAGTTTTGGACTAGAGAATAATAACTCTAAATTTGGGTTTATAGCAATACCATTACTACGAGCAACAAATTGATTAGTGTCAACATTTATGTTCAGTTTAGATAATGCTAGTTTTGATACAAAAGCAGTAAGTGCTTGACCAGAACCACCATCAGCAACTTCTAAATCTCCCAACTGATTGATAATCTTCCCCATACTACCAAAGGACTTCATAAGTGTGTCGACTACACCATTATTCATCGTATTACCAATAGCATTAGTCATACTAGTCATTGCTGCCATTTCTATAGCATTTGCTTTAGCACCACCCCACTCAACTCCGTTACTTACCCTAAGATCATTAGGAATGGGTAATTTGATTGTATTACCATATTTACCAAGGTTACTACCTCTTGTAGGTCCCCTGTCTATGACATTTGCGACACTATTTTCATTTCCTTTTTCACCAAATGCACCAGGCATAGGAGCTTTATATTGGAAAGTTTCTATTCTAATATAATCTTGACCACCAGCACCATATGCACCATCAGAAGGATATTTTAGAACTGGTGCAAGTTTGAATAGACCTTCTAAACTATTCTCAGTGTCTACAGGAGGAGCTATTAGATCTTCTTCTTCCTCATCTTCTACAAAGATACCTCCATTATTATTTTCCTCGGTTCTATCTGCTTGTGTTTGATTGGAACTTCCACCATCAAAAGCATCTGAGGGAGATACATCACTAAATCCAGTGCTAATACCATACTGAGTTCCTCGGTGGAACCCATTTTCATCTATTTTGTATAATGGTTGGAAAGAACCACTACCCATTATGCTATTATTCAATGCATTATCATACTTAGTAGTATCAACATGTGCAAAATTTGTATTACCTACTGAGTCAGCTGCTGCTAGTGCGTCTGCCAACTGACCATTTTTCTCTGCATAATATTTGACTCCCATATCAGTTCTATCTTTCAATTCAATATATTCAGTGCTTTTTTGTAAATCATTAAATAATTGAGAATTCTCTGGTACAACTCCTCCAGGATATACAGTTGAATTAAGAGTCCTAATCTCCTTTACCTGTAAAAAGGTAGGACTACTCATATCTGTATCAATTACAGGTTTGACATATTGACCTTCTATAAAATGATATCCATCAACAGTCCCATGATTACCTCCAGTATCTTCATTATAAGTCCCGTCGGATCCTGCCCTAGACTCAAATGAGAACGAACATGATGGATTATTTTTATCAGACCCTATGCAAGACATTACTTATAAAAACCTCTTTTTTGTACTGTATCTGCATCAAGACTTAGTTCAATAGACCCTAAATCTCTTACAAATTCTTCATTATTATATGATAGTGCCTTATCCCATTCAGTCATATTGACCTGTAAGAAAGGACTTGCCATATAAGACTTTATATATTTATGGTAGCCACGCAACCTTGAAGGATCCCCACCATCATCAATATACTTCAGAAGTGCCATTCTATTCGTAGTTGGGTGATAATGTAGGTTTACACCAAAAAATATACCACCTTGAGTGGACATAATATAACATAACGGGTTTCTATCGTAGAATCGCAGTTTTGCAGCAGTTTTAGCACCATATCTAAAGATATTCAGTGTGCCAGGTGTCGGGTCTCCTACTATTTTTGAGTTTGGAAACTCATCTTTATATTCCAAGTTCCTTCTCCGTCATGACTTGAAACTCCCATTTACGATCAGCACAGAAGTCTTCTGCTGCTTTCCACTTTGCTTGATTCTTAGCATATTCTAGTGCTTCATACATATATTTCTTTGTTTTTCTCTTTTGTGCAGGTGGGTTACACTGTTTATATGGTTTGATCTCAATCACCTTCTCAACTACTTTACCCTGATTATTCTTATACTTGATGTAGAAGTCAGGGAAGTATCTTTTTACCTTTTTAGTTGTAGGGTCATAATATGGTATAAAGAATTCTTCAGATGCCCAAGTAAGGATTTCCTTTTTTTGGTCACAATAAACCATAAATTTCCTCTCCCAAAGTGATCTATAAACGATATTTTGGGGGTTTCCTTTGTATTTTTTATGATTTATGGGTCGGAACTTACCTTGATACGACATACATAGTATACACGATCACGCTATATTTAGATGGCTAAAACACCAAGTGTCTTTTCAAACAATCGACACTACATGCCGACAGAGGAGTTATATGTTGCAGATTCTAATCATGGTGATATAACACCAGCTTTTAATAACATATATGATGTATCCATAAATTTTGAGAAGTCACAAAGATTAGCAAACTATATTTCACAAGGCACACTATTTCAAAAAAGTGCACCAGCAGGGCAATTTCTAGCATTATTCTGCTCTGAAGCACTATTACCAGGATCACAGATCCAGACATCTCAGGTAGATGGGTTGAGACAAGGTGTTTCTCAAAACTATGCTACCTTTAGGAGATACCCTGACATAAACCTTACATGGTACAGTCAGAAAGACTATTATACTAATGATGTGTTCAATGCATGGATGGAGTTTATATCACCAACACACCTATCATCGGGTGGACATGGTTCTAGTACACAATCAAGAAGAAATGATGCTCCATCATTCAGAAGATTGCAGTATCCTAATACCTATAAGTGTCCTATTGAAATAACTGCATTTAGTAAAGACATACAGAAGAAGTTCAATAGACAGAATAGACCTAACACATTATCAACCAGAAGATCAAACAGTATCACATACTATCTTGAGAATGCCTTCCCAGTTAGTATTGTTGCATCTCCTCTTGCATATGGTAAGTCAGAGTTGATAAAAACCACAGTATCATTCAAATATGAGTACTTTTATATTGATAGAGCTGCTACAAATGACTTTGGACGTAATGAGAGTGATCAGTATGAGACAAGAAATCCCATACAAGCAAGATCAACATACTATGATGACCTTATGGTTGACCGTAGAGAAAAGATAGAACTATCAGAATTGGATCCTGATGATCCAGACAACCCTAATAGAGGGTAATAGTGCTATACTAAATAAAACGATTGAAATTTTATTATGCCATTACCTAAGGTTGTAGCACCAACGTTTGAGTTGACATTGCTATCCACTGGAAAACCAGTAAAATATAGACCGTTTCTTGTAAAAGAAGAGAAAGCATTACTCATAGCACTTGAAAGTGGGAATGAAAAAGACATCATTTCTACAGTAAAGAATGTAATAAAAGCATGTGTAATGACTAGAATCAAGGTAGATGAACTACCTAGTTTTGATTTAGAGTATCTTTTTCTTAATATAAGAGGTAAGTCTGTAGGAGAATCAGTTGAATTACTTGTCAACTGTAAAGATCAAGAGGAAACTCAAGTTCCTCTAACTATTGCTCTCGGAGACATTGGATTAGATGTACCAGAAGGGCACGATAAAACCGTCGATATAGGTGGTGGAATCAAACTCCAAATGAAGTATCCATCAATGGATGAGTTTTTGAGTACTAACTTCACAGTCACTAATTCTAACGATGCAAGTGCTGTCGATGATGCATTTGACTCTGTAGCAAAGTGTATTGACACAGTTTATACAGAAGAAGAAGCATGGTCAAGTGAGGACTGCACTCATAAAGAGTTAGTCAAATTTATTGAGCAACTTAGCAGTGCACAATTCAAATTGATTGAAACGTTCTTTGCTACCATGCCAAAATTGAGATATGAAGGCAAAGTGACTAATCCAAATACAGGTGTAGACACAGAAGTTGTAATTGAGGGTTTAGCAAATTTTTTCGGATAATGCTATATCATAGCTCAATTGATGCTTTTCTTGAGATAAATTTCAACCTTATACATCATCATAAGTGGGCGTTGAGTGATATAGAATCTATGATACCTTGGGAAAGAGAGGTATATGTCAAATACCTTGCTAATGCTTTGGAGAAACAAAGACTAGAAGTACAACAAGCAAATGGCTAACATTACAAAGCTATCATCCATGATGACAACCACCAGTGGTGATGTTGTCGGAAAGGTCAATCAGCTTATTGAGATGCAGGATGAGAGTGGTAATAATACTGAGAAATTGAGTAGAAGAATGAGTTCCATATTTGGTAATATGGATAGAATGGAACAGAGTATGATAGTTATAAGGAAGCAAGTCAATAAGGATATTAGAGCAAGAGAAAGATATTTTAGTGAAGAATCAAAGATACTCAAGAAAGAACTCAAGAATACAGAGAATCTAAGAAATGGTCTAAACACTGTAACTCAATTATTAGCTGGTGCTGGATTCCTATCAGCAATCAATCAGTTTAGACAAGGTAATATAGCAGCAGGATCACAGGACTTACTCTTTGCTACAGGTTCTGCTTTGTCAGCATACTTACCTGAAGTTATAACAGGATCAGCAGTTATAATATCACAACTACTAGGTTTGAATAGAGGTCGTGGTAGAGGTCCCATGATGAGACCGAATCTTGGATCTACAAGAAATTTCAGACCTAGAGCTGGTGGTGGTAGATTTGGTTTACTATTGCCATTGCTAACAATGTTAGGATTATCAACACTTGGTGGGGATGCAAATGCAGACCAAGTGAGAGGTGATCTTGTAAGAAATGAACAGAACTTAGGAAATACTATAAATGCACCTGATGTTGAAAGATTTAGAGCACAATTAGATAGATTCGGATTCCTCATTGACAGACTTCAATCTGATAGACCAGAGGGAACATCTCAAAAT